CGACGGCCGCCTCGACCTCACCCGGGACGTAGGAGGAGACGGCCACCCAGGTCGGTGTCGTCTCCTCCGCGGCGTGAGTCGCCCAGACGCCGACCGGGTGGGTGACGCCGATGACGATCTCGTGCCCCGGCAGCCGGGTCGTGCCACCCCGCCTGACGATGGCCTGCCCCAGGTGGTCGAGCAGGTCCCGCCCCGTCAGCCCTGAGTCCAGCACCGGCTCGTAGCCGTGGTGCGCCGGAAGGCCGTCGTTCGCCTGCAGGAAGCCCGTCACGCCCTCGCGCTCGTAGGGCCGCTGCCCGACGGGGACCTCGTACGTCGTCACGCAGGGAGCGCCGTGCTGGGCGCTCGGGTCGCGCGGCCTGGCGTTCCCCAGCTCAACGGTGATGGATCCGGACACGTTGCCCTCCTTCGACGGCTCAGGCGGAATGGTACGCAGGGGCGGGTACTTGGGCGCGGACCCTCACGGCGCGGGCCTCATCGTGAGGACGACGCCGGGAGGCTCTAGCGGCGGGCGCGCGCTGGTCAGGTCGAACTTGAACTGCCGCCCGCACTCCCCGCAGAACGAGCGCAGGCGCAGCTCCCAGTGGTCGACACCCTCCCCGTCCGCGGCCATGATGCGGGCCGTCAGGACCTGCGAGAACACGTCGCCGCCGTGGTGGCACGGCTCCTTCTCCCCCGCCCCCGGCAGCTCGGTCGCCGCGACCTCGATGCTCACGGCGCCTCCCCGACCGGCTCGAAGCAGATGAGGCACGTCCCGTCGGTGTGGGGGACGTGCCCCTGCTCCTTGCAGGCCCGCCGCGCCATCTGCTCCCGGATCCGTGTGCGGCGCGGCCGCTCCACGGTCGCGGGACGGCGCTCAAGCGCCTCGGCGGCGACCTGCTCGCTCACCCGATCAGCTCGTCCAGGGCCGACAGTGCCTGAGCGGCGGCCTGCTCGCGGGACTGACGCTGTAGCTCCCCGACCGCGACCTCGAGCGCCGCCAGCCGGTCCGCTACGGGCCGGGGCTGCACGCGCCCGGCGGCCACGAGCGCGAGCACGGCGCCGGTCGTCGCGTCGATACCCGCCCGGGCCGCGTAGCTGTCGATGACCTCGGCGGCCGCCACTAGCACGTCCGTCCGGCTGATGGGGAAGCCCGGGACCGGCACGGCCAGGCAGGCGACCATGTTGAGGTCCCCGCCGAATGTCCGCCAGTCCCCCGACAGCGCCATGGCCTCGAACTTCCGGCGGTCCTCAGCCGAGAGTGTCGGGCGGAGCGCCCCGTGGACCCAGATCCCGAAGTCGTCCTCACCGGCCGTCACGTCGGCCACCTGCACGGCGCCGTAGCCACCGTCGTAGTGCGCCGGGTTGCGGTAGTGCGCCGCGGCGCGCGGGCCTGTCAGGTTGATGTTGGCGTGCCCGCAGCCCATCGTGAGTTGCCCGACGGGCACCTTCTCCCCGGTGTCGACCTCCCGCACCCCGGTCGTGAAGTAGGCGTAGGACGTGGAGCGCGGCGGGCGCTGGCCCGGGCGCCCGGTGTGCTCCGCGCCCCAGTACGCGACGTGGCCGTAGACCTCCCCGTCCTCGGTCACCGTGAGCGGGCAGGCGTAGAAGCCGTGGTGCTGGCGGACGAGCCGCGGGTCCCCGACGTAGAACCCCGGGTCGGCGAACCACTCAGGCGGTGGCTGCTCGAGGATAGATGGGCGGTGCGCCGCTGAGGCCACCGTCGCGTCCGCCTGCGCCCGCTGGACGGCGATGGGCGTGTCCGGCAGCTCGACGGTGGCCAGGGCGATGACAGACTGCTGCAGGGCGGGCGTGGCCACGATGGTCGCCGCCCCGATGGTGAGGCTGCTGTAGCGGACCCAGCACTGGTATGTGGACTCGTCCGGCTCCTCGAACCATGTGGAGGACGTCCGCGTCTCGATCTCGATGATCTCCACTGTGACGTCCCGGGGGTCGATGCTGATAAAGCGCTGGGTCTGCTCGGTCACGAGGAGCTGAGCCGTCTGACCGAACTCGTCGGTGCCGAAGACGCCCGCTCCGACGATCGCGTTGTAGCCGCCCTTCTCCTGACGCTCCATCGTGTCGATCCGCCCGCACGTAACGGCGCCGTAGTGGCCGCCCTCGTCGTGTATCTGCAGGCGGAGGCTGACGGGGAGGTCCGGGAACTGACACGCGCCCGGCACGATCTCCCGCGGCGGTGTCTCGTCGGTCCGCAGCCCCTCAACGCACAGGACGGCGTGCCACGCCGCCCCCGGGTTGTCCACGATGGCCGGGACTGTGGCGGCGGTGACGCCCTCAGGCAGCGTCGAGACGAAGGCGCCCTTCTTCCCGACCGTGCCGTCCTCGTTGACCCAGCCCTCTGTCCGGGCGTCCTCGTCCCAGCGCACCGGCAGCTCGAGGACGAGGTCCGGCGCCAGTGACGCGGTGACGGCGGTGCGCTCGACGGCGGTGCCCCGCGCCTCCCGGTTCGCCTGTACCTCGGCGAGCTTGGCGGGCAGCTCGGCCATCGACACGGGCGTCACCCGCTCGACCGTCTCGGTCGTCGCCGCGGCGTGACTGTGGTCATGGCTCGCTGTGCCGCTGTGGCTGTGCTCGTGTGTGTGCGTCGTGTCTGTCCCCTGGTCGCCCATAGCTGAGTGCGGGTGCGTGTGCTTGCCTGTGAACGACGCGTGCGCGAACTCCTCCTCGTCCTCGGTCAGGGCGTAGCCGGGGTTCTCGGCGGACCAGGCGTCGATCCGGTCGCACGCCTTCGCCAGCTCAGCCTGGAACGTCGCCTCGCCGATCCCGCCGTCGAGGCGGCGCTGGGCCAGCGCCTCCACGTCGTTGAGGCTGGCAGAGATCGCGTCGGGAGCTGTTTCTTTCAAGTCCTTGCTGTAGTGGCTGCGCAGGTGCCCCGCCGCGCGCTTGACGGCGCCCGCGTCGTGGCCCTTGAGCGCGGAGAACCGCTGCGCCGCGGAGTGCACGCCGTTGCGGTTGATCGCCCCGCCCGGTTCGTGGTGCGGCAGGAAGCACCCGGCCTTCACCGTCGGGTCTGTCTTCCCGCTGCCGCCCGCGCCCGGGTCGCAAGCCGCGCAGGCCATCTTGTACTGGTCTGTGTTGAACCGGGAGGCGCTGCCGTTCCACTTCGCTGTCGTGACCGAGCCGCCCGTGGCGCCGAAGTGACCCTCGAGTGTCCCTGCTGTCTTGCCGCACGGTAGGCACTCCTCCCCCTCAGCGACGAGCGCGACCACCCTGCCGTGCCGGTCAGTGCGGGCGTAGCGGTCAGGGCGGCGCCGCGGTAGCGCGGCCCGGGCGAACAGGCCCAGGATGAGGGTCAGGACGGTCAGGGCGAGCCGTGTGAGCATGACAACCTCCTCGGTCGCACGCGATCGTTCCACAACCCAAGGTGCTAAGGGCGGAACCCTGCCCGCAAGTGCACGTTTCTGCGACCACTAACCGGTGATCGGCTGCTCCCCTGTCGGGCCTGTGTCGCCCTCCTCCTCGTCCCCCGTGTCCTCCGGTGTCTGGGGTTCTGACGCCGTTGTGAACGCCTCTGTCGCTGTCACCGGGCCTGTGGAGGTGAGCCAGCACCGGCAGTTGATCGTCTGCTCGTCGGAGCCGTTCGGGTCACCGGGGTACATGAGCAGCTCGCCGCCGACTGTGAACGGCTCCCCCGGGGCGACCTCCTGGCCTGTCGCGTCCATGTGGTCCGGGCGGGTGCGGTCGTCCCCGACGGCGTTCCAGGTGACGACCGTGCCGCTCTCACCGGCGTACCTCATCGAGTACGCAAGGGCGTCGACGGTCAGGGCGTTCGCCTGCGCCAGCACCCCGTACCCGGCCCGGTCCCCCAGGATGGCTGTAGCGGTGCTTAGGACATCGCTCACGGCCTGAGCAGGTGTGGCCGCGGCGGCAGCCGCCTCGTTGACCCGTGTCCCGATCCACGCCCCCGCAGCCTGCGCGCTCGAGGTGATCTGGCCCGCCGGTGTCCCTGACGTCGCCCACCCCCACGCGAGCGCCCCGAGCGCCAGGGCGGCGGCCGCGATGAGGTCGTGCCCGGCGGCTGTCGCGGCGGGCTTCACTGTCGCTGTCACCGCTGTTGTCCAGGCTGTCGGTGTCCACGGGACCGTCGGCGTTCCGGTGAGGAGGCCGCCCCCCGTGCGGTACCGCTGCGGGGCCGCGGCCGTCAGGTGCAGCGGGTGCCCGGCGGCCGCCATCCGGCGCTCGACGTCGGTGAGCTGGCGCCGGAGCGCCTGGCGGACGGCCTTGCGGAGGTTGGCCTCGTGGACGGCGACGATCCGGGCCGGGACGATCCTGCGCTTGGCCATCAGCGGCCTGTTCGGGGACGCGGGCGGACCTCGGTGACGTCGCTCGTGTAGCCGAAGCCGCACGGGCACGTCCACCGCCGGGTGCGCCGCGCCGCCCCGTACCCCCCGCCGCGCAGCAGCGGCTCCTCCCGGTAGACGGCTTCGGTCAGCTCACCGCCGCAGCGTGGGCACGTCCGCGCGTCGACGGCTTCGATGGTCACGCCGCAACGGTAGGCGACGAGCGCGAAACAGCCGGGGATCGCCCGGCTGCCCGCGTCCCCGGCTGCTCATGCACTCGCCTGCTGGCGCAGACCATAGCCCCGCGT